TAGATTTTCCAATCTATTAAGATTTTCTAATATAGACATATCTATAAAATTTCCGTTTGGCATTGGAGCAGGTCCAGCAACTTTACATTTATAATATTTTTTTGTAAGTTCAGAATAATAGACATTTCCAACTACTGCATTTGCTATAGGAAAATCCCCATCATGTTTTCCAACTGCTGATACAAGCCTATCATTTAAGCCTTTTGAATTCTTTTCTGTATCTCCCTTTAGCTTTAGTATGTAATCCTCTATTTTATCCCATAACTCATTCCAAAAGTCTCTAAATTTACCCTTGTAATTTGCTTTCCATACAGGCAATTTTAGTTCTTTCGTAACCTTTTCTATTTCTTCTCTACCTTGTGGGTCATTAATCCAATCAGCCATATTTACCTCCTTGAAATTTTAATTTTTTCTATTTCTTCTAAATTCATTTGTTCTAATTCTGATAAACTATACATTTCAATATAATACACATCTCTAGCTAGTGTAATCTTTTCTATTTCTTCTAATGTCATTTCATGCAGTTCTGATATTAAGTAGTCTTCTACATAAATTCCATTAATAACTTCTAGCCCTACACCTGCACCTTTTATTTTTTTTACTAAGCTAAAAACTTCTTTTTTGTTCAATTTTTCTGGAATAGAAATAAGAATTTTCCCAGATAACTCTATAATTCTAAACTCTGTTTGATTTAGTTTAAAATATTCTGATAGTATTCTAATTATTTCTTTAGGACTTCCTAAAAATTGTAATAATGCTATTTCAAACTTCAATATTTTTCTGTACTCTATATCATTAAGTCCATTTCTTAGAATTTTAAAGTTTCCACCTAAAACATCTAGTAAATAGCCTTCTGATTTATCGATATCATTGAAATTAGCAAATAAATTATAGATATTTCTTATTCTTAAATGCTTACTTTCTGCTATTTCAAACATTTTTTTTGAATAAATCGTATCATGATAAATGTGAGGTACTCTGCTTAGTATCATAGATTCACCTCGATAGTTATATCATCAGCATTAGCAACTGCAACCTCTTTAGTAGTAAGTTTATAATCTTGCTCTCTTTCGTTGTACTTGACATCTCCTAGTTTTATTCTTAAAGTTTTAATCCCACTTACATTTTTATAGATTTCTCCAATGATTTTATATAAGTAAATAGTGCTGTTTGGCTCAACTTCATCTATATATTTTAAGTAAATATCTTTTATAGTTTTCTTGAATTCATTTTTCCAAACTTCCTTAATACCTTGTATTTCAACTTTCAAGAATACAGTTTTTTCTGAGGGTCTAGTGAAGCCTACACTAATTTCATCAAAATTCTTTGTAATTGCTCCAACTGTTCTAATCCCTGCAATTTTATACTCGTATAAAGCTTTTAAGATATTATCATTAGTATCTCCGTAGCAGATACATTCATAACTATGTGCTAATCTGCCATCACTATCGAATGTATCTGTGTCATTTTCTATAACTTGGCATTTTTTAACATTTGTATTATGTAAGATATAATTTTTAATTCCTTCAGTTGTAAAAGAACTCTTTCTATCTAGTCTTTTTAGATATCTTTCTCTTAATTCTGTGTCTGTTTCTAAGTCTTTTCCACCTAGAGTATTTAGCTTATTATTAATAGATATAACACCAGTTAAAATCTCTGTTTGTTCTGTTATAGCTCCTGAACTTACATTACCATATGCTCCTCCTTCTAATGCTATTACTTCAATTTCTGTCTCTCTTGCTGTAGTAGTAATAGTAGATGTATTTAGAGTTACAAATTGAACTCCTGATTTAGTTTCAACTCCCCAAGCTTGTGGGATTTGTGTTCCTATCTCTGCAGTAACTGTAATTTTACCAACTGCTTTTTTTTCTTTCTCCCAAGTCATCCCTAAATGGCTTGTAATAGCATTCAAGTTAGAGCCTGTTGCAGTATAGACAGATAATTCATTGAATGATGTTAAAGCTTGTAAATAGCTGTCATACTCTTCAGCACTATCAAACCTTAGCCAAGCAATGATTATATTACTGTCCGTTTCTCTTAAATCAGGCTTTACACTTTTAAAGTCATTTAGCTTCCTAGTATAAATTTCATCTATAGTTGGTACTATAAAGCCCTTATCTGTTATCATATTGTGTACACCTCCCCATTAATTTTGATGTTTATAACTAATTCTTTATCAATAAATTCAATGCTTTCTATCTTTTGTACTCCATCATATTTATTAATAACTTTACTAACTTCTTGAATTATTCTGCTTTGATTATCTTTAAGCTGTAAAATGCCTGTGTTAGTTTCATTTAGATATGGAGTTCCCCAAGCAGTATTTAATGCAAATTGTCCTTTGTTCTGTTCTAACTCAACTCTAATTGCTTGTACTAAGTCATCTGCATTACTAACTAACTCACAAACTCCATTTTCATTAAAAACTAACTCACAATCACGATCTAATTTTGGACTTGTCATTTACACCTCCTAATTGGCTTTACTTGTTGGAATAGGTGAATAATCGCCAGGTTTATAGTTATGTGTATGTTCATTTAGACTAATCCCTTTCCCTGTAACGTCTCCGCTTGCTCCAATACTTCCATTTACTGTTACTGTCCCTGTTTGTGTAGTACTTCCAACTTGTGTAGTATCGCCATTTATAGTTAAATTACCATTTAATGTAACATTGCTTGTAATTGTAGTTTCATTACTTCCTGCAAGTATAGTTATATCTCCGTTGCCTTTTATTTCGATTCTAGTTCCTGCACCTTGCAGAATTATGTCATCTGAATTAGCTTCATATCCACTTTCACAACTTCCAATTATGTAGGGCTCATTTAAACTAAATCTTTCAAGACTTGTTTCATCAGATAAGGCAGTTTCAGAAAAACCAACCCATACAATATCTCCAACTTTACGAGGTATTTGAAAACTCCAACCGCCGAATTTAAGAAAATCTAATCTAACATCTATAAGTGGAGGATAATCAATTTTTTGTTGGCACAACTCCCTTTTTGCGAGAGGTTGAACTGTACAAGTACCAGCACCATGATTAATAGATGTAATTTTACAAGCTAGGCTTGTATGTAATTCATTTAGACTATCATCTATCATATTTTTTATAACTCCTATCATCTACACAACCTCCACACTTGCCGATACTGTAAAGCTTTCAAGCCCACTAGCTACAAAACTACATTCTTTAACTACGACTTGTCCTTTAAACAAAGTACTTTCTATTTCTAGCAACTGTCCAATTTTAATCAATGGAATTAACAGACATTCGATATCAAATTTAGCCTTGTTAGATGTTGCTTTAGAATTATCTTTTTTAGCTTTTTTGTTATCTTTTTCTTTAATATCTGCCTTATCTATTTTTTTATCTATTCTAATAAGTCCTTGTTCTCCACCTAAGTGCAGTACACTAGAATACGCTTTATTTGGTAATTTAAACTCTATTGTTGTATTGGTAAATCTGCATATAGTCCCTGTATCTCTTGCAAGAATTGGGATAACATTAGACAATCTACCACTAAAGACTTTACCATTTGGATATACTGTATCTTTGCCTAGTTCCTTTATATCCATAGTAAAATTACACATTGTTTCAATCTGTTTTATAACTTCACTTGCTTTTATACCTGCTTTAAATTGTCTGTTTATAATTGTATTAGCATAGGCTCGATTATTTGGTGTTGCTTCAATAGTAGTTATAAAATCATTTTCATCTCTACTTGTGCTAATGCTTTCAACTATCCCGTTGAATATAACTCCGTGTATATCTCTATATCCTGCATCAATAGATACATCTTGATTTAGTTTTAGCTTCTGTAATGTTGTATCAGATAAGTTATATAGTTTTATAGTTGCTAAATCGCTCTTATTATCATCAGTGCATTTGACTTCAAATTCGACATCTAACTCATCATAATCAAATACTATATCTCCAATAGTTATCAATCTAACTTGTTTCCAAAGTTTCATCATCATCACCTATCAAGAAAAATTTATAATCTTTGTTTAGATTTTCAGGAGTAATTTTATCCTTTTCTTCTGCAAATTCATTAATCTTAATACATCTTAATTGTAAGTTTTCATCATTTCTTACTAAACTAAGATAATCTATATTAGGAACTAGCTTGTTATAACCTGTTATACGCTCATTTAAAGCATTTAAAATAGATAGGTATATAAAACTATCATAAGTATTATAAATTAGCTCTAAAGTTAAATTATTAGGTAATTCAGCTATTATTCCTCTTTCTTGAATATCAGATACATCTATTTCTAAAGCTTTCATTTTATCCTCCAAATACTATCTTTGCACTTGATTTTTCTCTTGGCTTTGCTGTACTACTACTTGCATTACTTCCACTTGTTACCTTTGTAACTTTGCTTTTTTCTGCACTTGTTGGCTTACTAACTTTAGCAGTTGTACGCTTCTTTTTTCCTCCTGATGTTTGAGCTTTTTTATTATCTGTTTTTACATCACTTTCTTTAATCTCTCCAACTTGTATCTGTCTTAGAGTAATAAAGTATGTAAACCCAAACTTTTGTTTATCCGTTTCAACTTCTTCTATGTTCTCTATTATCATATGTTCATATGTATCGCGATTAGAAAAAACAAACTGTACCTCTTCGCCTAACTCTTGCAACTTCATTAATTTATCCCTATTTAACATATAATCGTTGCTATTATCCACAACAGTTATATTTATAATCATTGGCTCTTTTCTAACACTATCACTAATATTAAAACCATTTTCAACTCTTTTAGAAGGCAAGGACATAGGCAAGCTTCTCGATTTTTCTGATATTACTTCTAATGGTATATCTTGTATATAACTTTGACTATATGTTCCACCTAGTAAACTAAGTGCCATACTTATAGCTTGTTTAAATAAACTCATTCAGCCCTCCTAATATCCAAACCCATATTTATAATTTTCAATTCCTAATTGTGTCTTTAACTCTTTTATTCTTTGTGTGTCATAATTTCTAAAGCCAGTTTCTATCATCTTTTCTACCTTTGCTCCATCAGTTGCTTCATTGATAGTAACATTTGTATTATAAGTTGGAGTATTAGTCAATGTTACCTCAGGCTTTATCATTTTTTTAGTTTCCTTAACTGTCTTATTATCTAACTTTTTTGTCTCTTGTAATTTAGATAAGTTATTTATAGCTACAGTTAAATCGTTAGGTAAAGCTATAATATTTGCATTGTTATTAGCTTTTTTTTGCCCAGCAAACAATGGCTGACTTCCTGGAACAATAAATTCACTATCTACAGGATATCCAACTTTGTTTTGATTAAGTCTTTTATAATTATCACTTTCTGTTTTTTGTTTCATTTTCTTTTCAGCCTCATCAACTAAAAAAGCACTGTGCATATCATCAGTTTTACTCATATTTTGTGCTGAATTATGAACTCTATTAAACCCAGATTTTACATTTCCAACAGAATTATCCCAATTCATCCCTTCAAAATCTCCAGTTATAGCCTTATAGGTGTTTTTACCAAAGTCTATTGCTAGTCCTCCAGTTGCTCCCCAAATCATTTGCAATACTCCAGCACCTGATTTAAGAATATCTATTAAATCACTTAAAATTTTAGTTGTAAGATTAATCTTTTCAATTCCGCTATCTGCTCCTTTAGTCCATAAGTCCCAAAAGTCAGATACTCCTTTCCTTAAATCTGCAAAACGATAATCTGTCCCGGTGAATTTTAATAGTGCATTAATAGCGTCCTCTGTAAAACTTTCTTTTCCTTGAAAAGCTCCGAATATATCCTCAATAGCTAATACTAATGCAATAAGTGGAAATTGAGTAGCTAAAGCTACAGCACCTATAATTTTAAAAGCATTCTTTGCACTATCAGGCAACGCATTAAAACCTTTTTTTATATCTCTAAATACTCCTAAGAATGTATCAACAAAACTTGCTCCTGCCTTAAATACTCTATTAACTACATCTTTTAATCCTTCAGCATTATCTGCTACAAATTCCCAAAACTTCGCTCTTGTATCTCTTACAGACATTCCCCATACTTCATATAAATCTCCGATTCTGTTCTTTGCTGATGTTATCTTACCCTCGGGAGTTTTTAACATCTCTTTGTTTTGCTCTCCTATGCTTCTTCTAACTGCTTCTGTAAGTAAAGCAACTTTTTGCTCTTCTGTTCCAACTTTTAGTAACTGTTCTTCTCTTTCAGATAAGATTATTCCACTTCTTTTAAGAGCCATTGTTTGCCCATTCATAGATTTAGCAAAAAGATTTGCTATTCCTTCCATGTCTTGACCTGTTCCGTTTAGTCCCTTTTGTTTAACAAGTAAGTCTTGCATAGTTGGTAATAACTTTTTAATGCTATCCTCTTGTAATCTATAAGTTGCTAGTTGCTGAGCCCCTGCAATAGTTACCTCATCTCCTACAACTCCCAAACTTTGTAAACTTCCAGTTAAATCTATAATTGATTTTATTTGTTCATCTCTAAAGTTTTGAGCCCTCAAAGTGTTATATAACTTAGCTTCTTGCTCTATTTGATAATTACTAGCTTCAACAGCCTTATTATATTGCCCAACTAATCCACTTATAGTAAAATATCCAATAGCCAACTGTCCAAGTGTACTGCTTGTTACAGAATTAAATTTTTGAGATAAACTCATAGACTGCTTTAAATTGCTCTTGAATTGTTGAAACCCCTGAGAATTTAAGAAAGTATTTATATTAAATTTTAATACACTTGCAACGCTCATCTATTCCACCTCCCTCATTTTTATAATTCTATTTATGTATGTTTCAAGCTGTCTAATAGTATACTTTTCAGCTCTTTCAAAATCTTTAATAAAATAGCCATACATAGTTATCATATTCTCAATACTCTCATAGTTATAATTTAGGTTACATTCTACGAAATGTATCAACTACAAAACCACAAAAGGCTATATTCTTAACTTGCTCCCATACTTCTATTCCAATTTTCTCTATTTCTTGGTATTTATAATCATCAATGTTTTTATTTAGAAGTTTTAGAAATGTTTCACCAGTAAAAACAATGTTTTCAAGTCCTGCTATAAATAGTTTCTCCATTGTATAAAGCCCTCTATCATCTAGCTTTAATTCTAAGTCTTGGTATTTTATGCTTTCAGGCACTCCAATTATATTTTCTAAGCTTTCATTTACTCCACTAGGATATTTCAAAATCTCTTTTGTATAATCAACTATTCTTGTTCTTCCAATTTCTTTTTCAAGTTTTAATACATAGCTTGATGGTTGTTCCATAACTGTAACATCATAATTATTTACTCTTATAACTTTTTTTTCCATCTATCCCTCCAAAAATAGAGTAGTTAAAAAACTACCCTATTAAGCCATTTTTAAATTTATACATTGTACTTCCCATTCAGTACCTTTTGCGTCTGTTCCAATCTCTAAAGTTGGTATTTTCTTAAAGAAGCCTTTAGCTGAGAAAGCTCCCATTGTTCCATCTAATCCTTTATTAACAAAAGTTACAGGAAATGTTCCTTTCTCTCCTTCTGTTAATGCTAGTTGCTTAAAAGCTAGATTTAAAGGTGAGTTTTGTAAAATTTTAAATTTTATAACTGCGTCATAATCATTGTGTTGATTGACACTTCTAGCACCGTCAACTCCTTTTGTTAAGCTTTTAAAATCTCCATCATACTCTATTGTGATTTTAGTATCATCGGCATAATCATCAACTCTTGTTTTGCCGATTACTAATTCATAATTTTTACTGTTGTAATTATATATATTAGCCATTTAACACCTCCTAAACTTCAAAGAATAAATCAGCTGACAATTCTCTAATACCATAAGCATAGTAAACTGTGATTTTTACACCTGTTAAAACACCATTCAAAATATCATTTTTAGGCATTTCATCAAGTGGTACTATATCAACTATAGTTTTATCCTCAACTAATGCTTTCATTCTTTCAAATTGATTACATCTATCTAAAATAATTGCTTTCAATGGGTCTACATTAGCAAATGTTGGCTTTGGTGTATTCTTTAAATATTGTGTAATATCTTCCTCTAATCTAAATTGTAAAGCCTTAACACAGTGGATAAAATCAATTGGATCACCTGTAACTGTAACACCATTTGCAAGTCCTAATTGTCCTTTCATTCTTGCAACATAGTTAGATTTATTCTTGTCTAATAATCCTTGTTCTGCTCCGATTAGTCCACTTTCAACTGCTCCATTTATAAGTTTATTAGCAATTAATACTGAACCAGGGAATTGTGGTATTGAATAACCTGCAACTGCTCCTGCTGTAAGTTCTTCATTTTTATTGAAAAATAGAGCTGTTGTATCCTCTGCTATTGCTTTTATCTTAGATTCAGAGTTCATTATGTCTTCATCTTTTTTAACTTGTGCAAATAGCATTTTTTGTCTTGCTCCAATTTCTTTAGATATTAAAGCTATTTTCTCTAAGTCTGTTTCATCTGTAACAGTACCAAACCAATCATTTTTTACACTATCAAATAAATCTTTGTAATTGTTTCCAGTTACTGCCTTACCAAATACTAAGACTTGTTTTGCTCCACCATTAAAACAAGCTTGTAATAGCTTATAAACATCATCAGAAGCACTAACACCTGTTACATCTTTTATACTTGTAATTAATTGCTCTGTTATAGCTTTCTTAGTACTAAATACTCCTATAATGTTAACTGTTGCTTGGTCAACTGGGCTTGGCTTGTGTGTATTAAGAAATACAATTTTCTTTTCTGCACCTAATATAATTCCTCCCATTAATTACCTCCTTCAATATTGAATTTAACATCTTTTATAATTTCTATCTCTGTTCTTAACTCTTTAGAAGTTCTTACAGTTAAATCAAAGACATATCTTTCAAGCAAATCACTTGCTGAATAGTCTGTAATATCCTTCAACTCTCCAACTTCCTCAATAACTAAGTTTAGTCCATTTAATTTAACCCACCAATTAACAGCTTCTATATTTGTAAAGTAATCACGAATTACTGCTACATCTATAAAACTATCTTTTTTACTTAAAGTAAATGAAAAGCTGATTATATGCTTGTTTATATTTGTTTGTTTAAAAACTCCGTATTTCTCTGTGTCTTCTCTATCGTTTGTATATCTATGTATAACTTGATTAGAAATAGTCCTTGCAAGAACACGCGGTAATTTCAGTTGCCCATTTACTTTGCTTAAATGCTCAAAAGGCACAGTTTGAAATTTTTCATTTAATTGATTTATTTTCTCAAGTAACAGTATTTCTAATTCTAGATTATTCATCTTTCATCAACTCCAAAACAAACTCATTAAAATCGGCATATAGTCTAGGTAGTATCTCTACTACTCTATAATTTAATCTTTCAACTGTTATAATATCTCCTAACTTTAAATCATAGCTTTTTAAGATTTTTCCATTCAATTGATTTAAAACTTTTATTGCTGAGTTAGTATCTGCTGTTGCTACTCTTAAAGTCTTTTTATATATAACCATTTCCCAATGATAGACATTTTCTGTTCCTTCAGGGTTTTTCATATCATATTCAGCTTTGCGTGTAACTTGGTATGTTCTTAACTCATTTTTTGCAAATTGTTTTAATTTAAATTTCATTTTTAAATCTCCTTGACTACGTATTCCAAGCTATTTAACATTGTCCTAGTATCTATTAAAGGCTTTGTTCCTGACCCTTTTAATGCTTTTGCCTTCAAAGTGCTTTGTGCAAGTGGAGCAAATGAGCCTTGCAATATACTTTTTCTAATATATTGAACTATCTGTTTTCCTATATCCTCGAAGCATTGTCTAGCTTGCATTTTCCCTTGTGCAACTTGATTAGCATTAAAAATAAATCTGTTCATAATTCTTTGTATATTTGCGTCTATTGCACTTCTCCAAAATGGACGAGCAGGATAGTGAACATTAAAACTTTCGTTTCCATATTCTAGCCACATCGCTATTAATTCCACTTTGACTCCGTTAGCTTCTACATTATCTTCATTGAACTGTACAACTAGCTTCCACTTTGCTAATAGATTTAATTGTTTTTCTATCTGTGCAAACTTCTGCAAACTTTGAGTAGTTATTGTTGTTTTAACTCCAATCATAAGTTTTCCTTACATACTTGTATAGAATAGTCTTAGCTTGTGAACTTGCAAATATAGTTGTCCCTATCTTATTCGCTCCATCTGTTGCATAAGTTATTGACATATCACTTATTGATTTACTAGCAATTCCTTTTTCAATATCACTTATCGTCTCATTGTCGACATCTAAAGCTATTAAATATGCTTCAAGTATCTGAGCCTTTTTAATTTCATCAGGTACTTTTAATTCATTAATTCTAGGGAATATTAATTCTTGTTTATCAGATTTTCCACTACCTCTTATCATTAAACTTTCAATCTTATCTAATGCTTTATATAAGCCTTTTGATAATTCTTGCTCTGATACCTCTTCGTATCTGTTTTTTAAGAATTCTTTAGCTTCATCTAAACTTACATAACCTATCATAAAAAACTCCTTTTAAAAGCAGTAAGGGAGCTTTTAACTCCCGTTATGCTCGCGATACTTCTAATTCACATAATAATTTTGTTTTTCCAGTTTCAGTTTCAATAACATCGCAGCCGAACAATTGAAGTCCTTTGATGTATTCACCAAATGATTTTTCAAATTTTCCTGCTTCCATTTTATTTATTTGCATAGCAAGAGTTAAACCTGCACTAACTCCACCAATGCAATGATATTTTTTACCTGTTAATTGAACGTTATTAGATTTGAATATTTGGAAACCTCCATATGTCCCAATATAGTAGTTTTGATTAATAGATAAAGTATTTTCTCCAGTAGATATTTGCGGTAATTCTTTAATTATTTCCCCATACACCTCAGGTGATACAACAAGCCATCTATTTGCATTAGGAACATTGTCTTTGTCCATTTGAACTGATAATTTTAATATTAAGCTTGTTACCTTATCTGTTCCTATTGTTCCTGCTACTTTGTTTTTACATTTTGTGTATAACTTAGCAAGTTCAGTATCTACAACATCTGCCATTTCATAAACTGCTTGTTCTGTTAATCCTTCCATTACTCCTGGAATAGCTTGAGCTTTGTCTACATCATCCATCTTTAAAGCAAAGTATTTAGCTTTGTTAATATTAATAGTTTGATATGCTCCAGTATCCTCTTGAAATGTTATGTCCGCCCCTGTATAATCTCCAACAGTTACTGATCCTATGCTTGGTACTCTTATAGAACTTCCAAAGTTCTCAATTTTCCCCTCGTATTTTCTGTTTGCTAATGCTCCAAAAACTAAGTTTTTATTTAAATTTCTGTTTGTTAATTCAGTCCAAACTTCTGGTTTAAAATTGTTATATGACATATTATCTAGCCTCCTAATCTCTTAAAATTTGTTTTAATTCATCATCTGTTAATTTTGCCTTTTCTGCTTCTGACATCTTTAAAAAATCATCATAAGTAACTTTTGAATGCCCATTATTTGGCGGTAATGGTGCAGGTGTAGATGTTACAGTTTTATCATTAAATAAATCAGGGTAAGTATTTTTAAATGCTTCTATTTGCTCTTTAAAACCTACTATTTCTCCATCTTTAACATCTAATTTAGAATAATCAACAGCATTGACTAACATATTTGCATATTTTGGAGATATTGCACTAAGTCCAAAATTTACAGCAGTTTTAATAGTTTCATTCTTAAAGTTATCGAATTCACTTTTTAAAACTATTTCTTTTCCTAAGTCATCAGAAGTTACCTTATCTCCTAGCTTTGATTTTAAAAACTTAGTTGCATTATCGTTATATAATTTATCTGACAAGCTTTGATTTTTGCTTATAAACTCAGTTACAGTTTCAGCAGTCAAAGGCTTTTCTATCTCTTTAACTGTTTCTATCATAAACTTATTATCAGTTAGCCATTGCTTCCCTTCATTACTTCCTAATATTTTCTTTTCTTCATCACTTATAATAATTTTCCCATCTTTTAATTCCATTTTTTCTCCTCTCAAGCAATTTCTCACTCAAAATTTAATTTAATCTTATCGGCTCAGCCCAACATCTGCAATTAAAGTCTTCTCCTGGTAATTCATCATTGATACTAAATACTAACCCTTCTCGTTCAGCATGTGACTCTCTTACTCTGTCATCTCTCATAGTATGCCAAACAAAATGTTCAATACCGTTCTCAATCATTAAGTCTTTGCACTCTTGTGCATATAAATTACCTGTTTCATTCCTAGCTAAATTCTCATTTCTGTTATTGAGCCAAGTTTGGAGTTTATCAATATCAGCATTGGAATAGGTACCGTTTTCAATGCTTTTAACAATATCTTTAATCTCTTTACTTGCCCTATTATTAGCTATATCTTGTTTCAAAGCTTCCAATGTAGATTTTGGAACTTCGCCATTTTTAAATACTTGTAAATCTCTATTATAATTTTTAATAGTTTCTGTTATTCTTTGTTGCCTTATATCCATTAATTTATCTGATGTTACAGATGTATTATTAAATAAATCATAATTTTTCTTTATCCAATACTTAGCACCAGTTAGATCCGTTCTCTTTAGTTCTTCATCTGTGAGAGTTCTCCAACTTTCAAAAGTAGATAAATTTACTTCTATAGCAACTTTTGTTAATTCTTTTATAATGTTTCTTTTTTCATCATCTGTTAATTCAAACAATGGTAGTTGTCCATTATTAATAGCTTTTTTTGCTCTGCCAACTCTTTTCTTTGTGTAAAATTCAAATATTAACCTAAGTTTATTTTCTTGAGCTACTGGGAACATATACTATTCCTCCTTAACTTCTAGCCCTAAATCTTTCATTATCTCGCTTGAAAGTTCTTCTAATTTAACTTGTAATTGCTCCTCTCTAGTAATACTAGCTAGAGTATTCATTATGTTAATTAGTTTTTCTTGATACATTACATTAGCTTTAATCTTTGCTATTTCTTCATCTGTATCTTTTCCTAATACTCCTAAAAATTTAATAGCAGTTTCTAAACTCATTAAATTATTTTGAATTCCTTGTACTACTATTGCCATTTTTTCTGTTAGAGATAAACTCAAAATGTCTTGTGCTTCTATTTGTAAATCTATATCTATTCCTTTTAACTTCTTATAGCCCCATAGAACTATATTTTTAATTCCAGTGATACATTTACTCCTTTTGCTTTCTACCGTTGCAATAGTACGCTCTAAACTTCTTCTTTTTGCTTCTCCGCTTGCTATAGAGCCTCCTAAGTCAATTCCAAAAGCTAAGTCATTAACTCCTAATTGTTTATATACTTCATTTTTAATATCCTCTTTATGTAATTTCCATTCTTGAGTTTTAGTTTCTAATTGTACTTGTTTAACTTCCTTGTCATCTTTTGATAATACAACTACTCTATTATCTAGTCTTACAGTGCTACGCCCGTTTGTATCTACTTCTATTAAACTATCTGGCACTTGTAATAACGGATTAGCAACCTTTTGAAATGCTTGAGATGTTAAAGTATCTCCAATTACCAACTCTCTAACATTAGCCAGTAAATCATCATTATAATCACTTTTTCCAAAGATGTTTTCAATTTCTACTACTGCCCACCCTTGAGCTTGTGTATCTCTATAACCTAAGCCATCTATTATCATTCCATTTTCTGATAAATTGAAAGGGTAAGCTATTTCATTTATAGAATTTTCTGTAATTTTGTATGCTCTATACTCAATACTATCTAACTCATAAATTTCACAAATTAGAGTTTTATTAGACTTGTCATCTTTAGATAAATTGTATATTACATATCCATCAATTAATTTTGGATTATATTCATTTCTTATCGGGAAATAGTCCTTTGGTGTTACTGTATAAAAACTAAACTTGTCTTGCTGTGTAACTCCTTTCAATAAAAGCTTTCCACTCCAAGACTGTATAATCATAGCTTTAGCCAATAAATCATCAAAATCGAACTCTTTTATTAAATCTAGTTCTTGCTTATTAGTAACTAAAGGTTTACTTGTTGCAAATTCGGCGTACAGTCTAGTCGTTGCTTGCAATATCCCATTACTTGCAACTAAATCTTTAAGTGAATGATTATTGTTACTCACTAAACTATTATTATCTACACTATACGATTTAATATAGCCTTTATTGTCTATAATTCCCATATATTCGAGGTTTACCCTTGCTTTTACATCATTAAAAAATACATCTGCACTTTTCCCATCTGATAACTTTCTATACTTATCACAATTTTTATATATATCAGTTAAAAGATAATTATTATATGCTTTTAATATCTTTGTTTTTTCCATTCTTAAACTCCTAGTGGCTTTCTTATTTCGCCATTCTTAAATGTAGTAGCCTTATACTTTTCTAGTCCGTATCTCATTGCGTCTACTGTGTGTGGGTCTAATGTAAATCTATTTTCTACATAATTTCCGTTTTTATCTTTTTCATGGCATAGTTCAGTTAATTCTCTATATGTGTTTATACACTTATCAGAAACGATTATTTTATAGAAACTCTTGAGCTTCTGTAATCCATCTAATACGCTTCCTTGTCCTTTTTCTGCATTAATAATTTTAAAACCTGCACGTCTTATTTCTTCAGTAGTTTCAGGTCTTGCACTATCTGCTATAATCTCTCTATGCTTTTGCTTAATATAACTCATAGAAGCTATTAATTCGCTTGTAATTAAATTCTTGTTATATAATTCATCATAGACATATAGGATATTATTTTCTCTATCTATAGCCATTCTAACTAGTGCATTATAAGAAATACTAAAACCATAATCTAAGCCATCGTATAAATTACCTAATCCGTATTTACTTAATTCTTTAACTATTGCTTGTACTTCTGTATCACTAGCTTTAAATACATTTGTAAATACTCTCTCTCCAACTATTCCAAACTTCCCTTGAAATGCTATTCTGTAACGCTCGGGGTCATAAGTTTCAAAATTCTTTAATTGCTGTATGTACTCATTATTAACGAAAGCATTATCTGTAACTACTGAATGATGATAGTAAGTATCACCAGTTAAGATTATTCTTTTATCATACAAATCATTTTCGTTTATATTTGCTTTTTTTATAAATCTTTCATAAGTCCAATTATTGACACTGACAGGGTTATTAGTTAAAAATATATGTAAGTCTTTGCCTAATGCTCTTAAACGTCCATTTAACTCATTAAATGCGTTATAAGATATTTCCGAACATTCTTCAATCCAAATCATATCTACATTGTCGATTGACTTTAATTTCTCAGAATCATCTAATCCCATAAATATAAACTCGCTCCCATTTCTACATCTTATATGTAGAGGATTAAGTGTATAACTAAAGAATCCATTTAAGTTATAATTGCTGATTATTCCTTTTAATAAAGAAAAGCAACTTTCTTTTATAGTTCTATAAACACTCCTAACTACTAATATCCTTCTTTTCTCTTGTAATGCCTTTAATATTAGTTTTAAAGCTGTATGATATGATTTACTACTTCCGTATCCTCCAACAATGTAATAGAATCTTTTATCCCAGTTATTTAGATAATCAATAAAATGCTCATTAGCTTGTATATTAATTTCCATTTCTTTTAACTCCATTAATAGTTATAGATACATTGTTGTCTTGAATATCTATGTCTTGCTTGTCTTTCCATTTACTAGATTTTCTATTCTTTAACCAAAATATCTGAGCCCCTACATCTCCTGGCATTTCTTTTACTACTTCTTTTATATAAGTAGTTTTCTTTCCGTCTATCTCTTTTACTTCTTTTATAACTTCTTTATATTTATAGCCTATGGCTCTTTTAAATAAAGCATTTTCAACTTCTATATCTGCAACTTCCTTACCTTTTTTTATAGCCTCAAAAAACTCAATATATTTACTTTTATATGTATAAAATGTTTGGATACTTATATTTAAGTTATTACATATCTGTTCATCTGTTAATCCGTCTCTTTTCCAAGCTTCTATTTCTACAAGTCTAGGTTTAACATCTGTTTCATATTTACTTTTAGCAATTGTTATCACCTACTTTTTTTAATCTTTAATTAAACAAAAATATTCACTTCTTACTGTACTTTTACCAAATGTAGAATGATTATACTCTTTTTCTATAAATTCACATTTAAAATTCTCTTTTAATAACTCAGATAGATTATTTCCTATGCTTCCAAAGACTAAAAATACATTATTTCTGTTTAAGTTATTTTTTATAAATTGTATAAGTCTAATATCATCATCAGTAGACCAATCTAAACCTTTGTTAGTTGCATAATTGTAACCTATAAATTTCTTATCTTTCTTAGCGGTTTTCTGAATATATGGAGGGTCTAAGAATATAAAACTATTATTATAAATGTTATTCTCGTTAAACATTTCTGTTGTAACTTCTATTGTTTTTATTATTTCTATATAGTTTCTTAATTTATTTAATTTATCTCCTGAATAAAAAGAGCTCCCTAAATTTTCTCCACTTCCACCAAAACCAAAAAGTAAAGTTAATGCCTTTTTTTCAATATCATTAAAATATTTGTTTTTACTTTCTTTACTATTTTTAATTTTTAAACCACAGCAAGGGCACACTTCAAAAAATATCTCTTTAAATTTCTTGTTATATTCATCAAATTTACTTTTATCTGTATCATATAAATCTCTTGAACTTATACTTTTATCATAATCAAGATATTCAAGACTTTTTTGATGTAATGCTAAAGGATCTAACTTCAATAAACTTTCTATCTTTTCATCTTTTACATTAGCTGTAACTTTTAAATCCTTAAATTCATTTTTTAAAGATAGTGGTATTTCCATTGCTCCAGCGAATATATCTATAAAATTATCTCTATAATTATTTATAAATATTTCTCTTATTTCTTTGTAAAATCTACCTTTACTCCCAAAATATGGAAATGGTGGTTTTATTCTATTCATTTTTCCTCCTGAAAAACAAAAAAAGGACTTAAATAAAAAACTAATAAGATTTTTACATCTTGATTAATTTGTTATCTAAGTCCTTCTACTTTATTTAATAAAGCTGTCAATAGATTTCTCTACTTAACGACTTGGTCTTTTTAATTGTTGCCTATATTGTAGCATATATATACTGTAAATTCAATAGTTATGTTTTTATTTTACTTTTTGAATTTCTACAATATTTATATATTTACAGCTACATTTTATTTTTAAAGTATTTTTGTCTAAATACTCAACTGATTTACATTTTATTTTCATATTCTTTTCGCTTTTTATGCTAGCTATAAATTTATTGCAATTCTTACATCTGTAAATCAATTAATTCAACTCCTCCACTTCTATTACAAAATAATCTCTATCACATCCTAATTTCTTAGTTGATTTTAGTTCATAGATTAAACTATCATCTGTATAAAGAAATCTGTTAAAACTATCTAATATCGCTTTAAAATAGTTATCTATATCTTTTTTACGATTATCTTTGAAATATAATTCTATATTTACTTTTATTTTTCCTGTAAATGTTATATACTTTTTAGATTTTATAAACCATTGTACAGCTTCCCTAAACTCTTTGCCTTTATCACTAACTCTTAGCCCTTTCCCATTTTTATTAATCTCCCAATGGTCATTTACAGAATCAGGCTTGTAAGGAATTTCAAATCTTTGTTTCATCTTATCACTTCCAAGCTAATGTAAATATAGAAATAGCTTCAATAATTACTATTAAAATTAAACCTATAGTTATCCGAGATAAAAAAATTAAATTTTTAAATGTTCTCTCATGTTTATCTTTTTCATTAAAATAATCTTTGCTATATTCTTTAGCAAAATTTTGATAACTTCTCATATCTTTTTCTGCTTTTTCTCTTGCTTTTTTTGCTTCAATCGCTTGTGTTACATAAAATACTCTTTCAGATTCAAGCTTTTTATTATTAGTATTTAAAATTTCAATTTCTTCTTTTAAACTATCTATCTCTTTAATGTAAGCCTTGTTATTTCCTGAATTATTTTTTAAATCTTTAATTAGATTTAAAATATATTTTTCACACTCTTCCTTACTGTTTAGCTTAGATGAATTAAATGAAACCTCAGAAGTTTTATTGATTTTTGAAACTAAATTTCTTAAATAATCTCTTGTTTGCATTTGTTTATGTACCATTTCCCCTCCTTAAATAACCTTTTGATATCCTAATTCTTTTAATAAATTAGATATTTTTTCAATACCTTTTTGAAATACAACAGTTTTAAAATTAATCCTAGGCTCGCTTGTCTTTTTGTCGTGATACTTAGTTTCTATTAATCTGAACCAACCTCTATCAACGTATTTTTGATATGGTATGTTATCATATTGTAGAATTTTGCTATCTCTCAATATTTCAAACAATGTATTTCTTCCAACATCTTTATAATTCAATAATTTAGCCACTGTTTGCATATCACAAGTATTATTACTATCAGCAACATCATCATAAAAATCGGCTTTTGGTTGCATTTCTATAATTTGTTTATCTTTTAATTCATTATCTAGCTTTAAACTTTCATTTTCTTTTTTAGTCTTGCCATATTCAATTAAAATTTCTCCTATTTTTTCTGGCTCGCTCATCATTAAATTATAAATATTATCAGTTATGTACATTCCTGTTTTTCTAATTGTTGGAAGTATTTCAGATGTTACCCATTTTTTAAAAGGCTTAGCTTCTTCTTTATCACTTCTTAAAAGAATTGTATATAATCCACTTTCATTGGTAAAGTTCACAAGTGCCCCATTTATTAACCCTATGTCAAACATAGCCTTATCATCTACATCTATTCTTTCAGTTAATTGTGTTGCATTTGCTATATTCAAAACCCTAGCAATGTCAGGAATACAAAACCATATATTATTACTTTTATCTAAAATTGTTCTAACTTCTCCAAACTTATTATTTTTAAATATTTGTAATTCATTCATCAGTATCATCTCCGTTAGCTTCTGCTACTCCCATAACCTTATTAGCAATAGTTTTAACATCAGTCATCATTTGTGACATTTCCTTAAGTTCATCTAGTGTTATGAATTCATCATCATTTGATACATAAAGATTATAATTTTCTCCTTTATGATATTGTGCTATCTCGATATTATGATTAGTATACTCAAAATCATAAAATGAGAAATACACTGTAATATTATCTTTTTGAACTAATACTACATCTTTTATAGTGCTTACTTCATAAGTTTTTAAATCATTTAATCTGTTCACAATTTCCTTTAAATTTTTAACTGTAGCAAATTCCGAATATGCTTTAATTTCTTGAGCATATCTCTCATTAAATTCTTGCATTTCTAAAGCTATTTTTTCGCTAATATTCATAATATCCTCCTATTTCTTCAACTACTTCTTTTATTTGTTTTATCCCTTTTTTATCAGCTTCAATATCTCTTTTATACTCTATTTTTTGAGTGTTTGGAGTAACTAAAGTTAATGTTTTTCCCATATCCTTATAACCAATTTTATTTATAGTTTGTGTCCCATTAGTTACATCAAAATATCCTAGATAATACTTGCTAACTTCATAATTATTTCTTGTGTATGCTTTGTAAACTTTAGCAAATTCAAAAGTTAAGAACTTATCTAGTTCATCAGTAGACATCGAGCAAAGATTTTGCCAACCGTCTAAACTGTCTATAACTGCATGAATTCCTTTGTCCTCGAATTCAATTGATGTATATGATCCGTATCTGATAAGTGCATTTTTTAGAAGCTGCTTAGCTAAAACTACTCTATCATCTAAGTTACTTTCAGTGGTTCCAGTTGCGTATTGAATAATTTCAGCAACTTGTGGAAAACTTTTATAAACTCTATTTCTAATCATAGAAATAAAAGCCTTATCTAATTGCTCTACACTTAGAGAACTTAGAGCAATGCAATATATATTTATTTTTTCTTTAGTCATATCGTTAGTTGGGAAATAGTCTAAAAACTTTTTAAAACTTGTATTAAATTCTTGGCTAGTCATTATAATCCATACCTCTCTTTCATTTGATCTATGTAGTTATCATCAACTAAAAATTGGCTTGTATCTTTACTTTGAGCAAGTTTATTATTTGTATTATTAGTTTTAGATAACTTGTACTTTGCTATCCATTCAGGCTCTAATCCTTGCCATTCCTTCTCCATTGCAATATTTATAGCTTCATCTAGACTAAAATAATTAGGGAAGTCTTTTATTATTTTTTGTATAGGTACTATTGTTTTAATCTGTTTTTTTATAGATTTTCTGTATTCTACATACTTAAATAAAAGCTGTTTATAATCATCATCTAAATCTAGATTATTGATATAATTTTCTACTTCATTTTTAGATTTTTCTTTTTTTATATTTTT